TTCCTCGAGTCGGAAAATAAAAGTTAAGGAGAAAAAACTATGGCAATAACACAAGCAATTTGTAATTCATTTAAGAAACAGCTTTTAGAAGCTGACATGAATTTCAAACAAACTGGTGGTGACAAGTTTAAGTTAGCTCTTTACTCTTCAACAGCAACTCTAACATCTACAACAACTGCCTTTACAGCAACAGGTCAAGTTGGAAACAGTGGTCAATACACTTCAGGTGGTGGACTACTTGTTAACAATGGAACTTCTATCACTGCAGGTGTTGCTAGAGTAGACTTCGCAGACAGATCGTTTACTGGAGTGACGTTAACAGCTAGAGGTGCTTTAATTTATAACACATCGTCTGATACAACTAATGCATCAGTATGTGTTCTAGATTTTGGAGCAGATAAAACAGCAACTTCTGGTACGTTCACTATTCAGTTTCCAGCGCCAACATCAACAGCAGCGATTTTAAGAATCTCTGGTTAACATAGGAGGTAACCTCCTATGGCAAATAAAACTTACACGGTCACCGTCGCAAGCGGAAGCTTGTATGGAGGCGGCACAGGTAATGTTTTTTATTTAGACGGAGTAAGAAACGCAACAGGCCCCGGCACAATTGAATGGGTGTCTGGTTCAACTTTGCGTTTTGAACAAAGTGAAGGAACCAACGATAATCATCCCTTAATTTTTTCGACGAATACTAGCACGTCTGGTATAATCTCTGCGAACGTAACTTATTATCTTGACGGATCTAGCAATCAGGCAAACTACACTAACACAACTACGTTTAACTCAGCTACAACTCGTTACGTAGAAATAACTCCGTCAAGTCAAACAGATTTTTATTACCTTTGCTATGTTCATGGTATTGGTATGGGTGGTATATTTGATATCACACAAAACACCTGGGGCGCACTGCCTTGGAGCAATAACAGTTGGCAATCATTAACAAGCATAATGAAACCTTCTGGATTTTCTTTACCTATGATTTTAGGTGATGAAGCATCTACACCAAGCACAGGATGGGGATCAGCTTCATGGGGAGATAACTCATGGGGATCTCACATAAATAATATTGGTGTTACAGGTCAATTATTAACTACAGTTTTAGGTGACGAAGTATCTTTTCCTGGTCAAGGTTGGGGTGGAAACACTTGGAGCATTGGTGAATGGGGATCAGTTAATACTGGAAATCAAATAGTAACTGGATTTGGTTTATCTGCAAATTTAGGAACAGTAGAACAAACATCAAGCACAGGTTGGGGAAGAAATACTTGGGGTTCTAAAGTATGGAACGGTTTTGGAGATGTAATTATTAGCGGACTTGCTATGTCTGCAACTGTAGGTGATGAATTAATTGATACTGAAACAAATAGAGGTTGGGGAAGAAAAGGTTGGAACGTAGACGCTTGGGGCATTGGTGGTCAAGCTCTTGCAAATAACTTCTCTCTACCAATGACATTAGCAAATGTCTCGATAGATAATCAAATTAATACAGGTTGGGGCTCAGACGGATGGGGTGTTGAAGGTTGGGGTGAATCTATTTTAACAGTCACACCTACTGGTATTACAATGACTGCATTTGAAGGAAGTGCAGGATTAGCATTTGATGGAGATGCAAATGTAACTCCACCAGGTAACGTAGCAACAGTTTCTGCTCCAGCTACAGTTGAAGCTTTTGCAGCTTTTGTAGCAGAACCAACTGGTTTCCCACTAACAATGAATGTAACTTTTGACCCTGAAGTCATTAGTCCTACAGGTTTTGGTTTAAGCGCTGCTTTAGGAACGGCTATAGGAGATAATATTACATTTGCAGAAGTAAATGCATTTAGTCCAGGTTATTGGGGTTATAGGTCAACTTGGGGCTTTAGTGCATGGGGTAATGGACAAACAAATACTCTTGTAATGAGTATGTTAGAAAACTTCTCTGGTGCAGATCCAGCTCCAGATGCAGAGGCTACTGGTCAAGTTATGGCTATAGCTTTAGCTGCCGGTGATACCTTTGATATTCAAGGAGATGCAAATATAGCTCCATTAGCAGCTATGGGCTGGAGTGATGGAACTTGGGGTGAATCTACTTGGGGTGATGGTTTATATAGACCAGATACTGACGATATTTTCACTATAACAGCAGCTCTTGGAACAGCTGTTTTAGATGCCGTTACAACCCCTACAATTACGGGTCTAGGAGTACAACAAGTTAGAGTAGGAACTGTTACAGTTTCTGGAGAAGGTAATGTAATTCCTACTGGAAATAACTTGACAATAGGACAAGGTACAGGTACAAATGTACTGATTTGGAATGCAGTCGATACAGGTTCAGCGCCGACGACACCTCCAGGATGGCAGGAAGTTCCTACAAATGCTGCTTAAAATTAGTGTTTGACACTATTTAAAATAATTTATAATATAATTAAGAATTGGAGATAAAAAATGGCGAACTCTACATCGGCAAACCTTAAACTTACAGTCCAAGCAACTGGGGAAAACTCGGGAACTTGGGGACAGATAACTAACACAAACTTATTAATTCTAGAACAAGCGATTGGTGGATTTCAATCAGTTGCAATTACTTCTGGAGCAACTTTAACTTTTTCTAACGGTGCATTATCAAATGGTAAAAATGCAGTTCTAAAATTAGTTGGAACAATCGGAGGAGCAGTTAACGTAACTATCCCTGATTCAATTGAAAAAACTTTTATAGTTGATAACGCAACTACTGGTGCTTACACAGTAACGTTCAAAACTACTTCAGGATCTGGAGTAACTTGGGCAGCAGCTGACAAAGGTACTAAGATGGTTTATTCAGATGGAACAAATGTTGTTGATACAGCATTTACAGATTTATCATCTGACTTCTCACCACAACTTTCAGCAGACCTAGACGCAAATGGTAAAAACATTACTATCGATACTGCTACAGGTATCATTGACGAAAACGGTAATGAACAACTTAAATTTGTAACTACTGGATCTGCAGTTAACGAATTTCAATTAACAAACGCAGCAACTGGTAACGCTCCTGCACTTGCAGTGACAGGTGGCGACACTAACATTGATTTAAATCTTACACCAAAAGGAATCGGTAGAGCGACTTTCAATGGTCAAGGTAAAATTCAAAGTGTTGCAGAAAAAGTTACAACAGCAGCTACAGCGGCTACAGGTACAGTTAACTTTGACGTACTTACTCAAGCAGTATTAAACTTTACATCTGATGCAGCAGCGAACTACACTCTAAACATCAGAGGTGATGGATCAAACGCCCTAAATGCTATCATGGATGCAGGGGAATCAATCACTATAGCTCACATAGTTAAACAAGGTTCAACACCTTACTACAACAACGCAGTGACTATTGATGGTTCTTCTATTACTCCAGAATGGCAAGGCGGATCTGCTCCATCTGCAGGTAACGCTAGTTCATTAGATGTATACACATACACTATTATAAAAACTGGAGACGCTACGTTTACAGCTTTAGCTTCTCAATCACAGTTTGCGTAATAAATTAGGAGGAGAAAGACTATGCCACTATTAGGAACTTTAGCAGCAGGATCAGGTAAAGGATTTGGTCTTACTGCAGCATCACCAAAAGAACCAACAACAGTAGAATATCTTGTTATCGCTGGTGGAGGAAATGGCGGCCACAATGGTGGCGGCGGGGGTGCGGGAGGATACCGTGCAAACGTTTCGGGTGAACCATCAGGTGGTTCAAGTCCAGCAGAAGGTTCAAAAACTTTAGATCCTAAAACAGATTATGCAGTCACTGTTGGAGCAGCAACTAACAACAGTATTTTTGACGACATCACTTCATTAAAGGGAGGCAATACCGGAGGCGGTGGTGGCCAACCTGGACAAGGTGGAAATGGTCAATTTGGATCTGGCGGAGGCCAAGGTGGAACTGGTCAAGGAGGGCACTCACCTAGTAATGCCGCAGGTACAACTGGTCAAGGTTCTCCAGGAGGATCTGGAACTCAAGGAAGTGACCAAGCCGGAGCAGGTGGAGGAGCCGGAGGGCAAGGAGCAAATGCTCATGGACCCGGAGGAGCTGGATATAATTCATCTATTACAGGAACGTCAGTAGGCCGAGGTGGCGGTGGCGGAAATGCACCGAACCAAGGTTTTGGTGGTGGTTACAGTGGTAACGGACCAGGAGCAGTTAATACAGGTGGCGGCGGAATGGTTGCACCTGGAGGTTCAGGGATTGTTATTGTAAGATATCCAAATACTTATGATATTACAGTTGGTGCTGGTTTAACTTCTTCAACAGTCACAGATGGTGATTATAAAGCAACTTCATTTACAGCAGGGACAGGAACTTTTCAGTTAGGATAATATTATGGCACACTATGCATTTTTAGATAACGACAATAAAGTAACAGAAGTTATCACTGGAAGAAATGAAGATGAGTTAGGCCACAATGGTGAGACTGTCACTGATTGGGAACAATTCTACGGTGATATTAGAGGACAAGTATGTAAAAGAACTTCTTATAACACTGAGAAAAATGCTCATAGATTAGGGGGCACTCCTTTTAGAGGAAACTTTGCATATATTGGATTTACTTACGACGAAGCTAGAGACGCTTTTATTCCACCTCAACAGGCTCCATCTTGGACATTTAATGAATCAACTTATGTTTGGGACGCGCCAATTGATAAACCAACTATTATTACAGAGGATACCGCAGATCCAGCTACTTGGAGTTATCAAGAGTATTGGGATGAAGATGCTTATCAAGCTGATAATACTAAGGGTTGGTATGCTAATAAAACCAATGATACTGGTAATCCACAAGTTACGTATGAGTGGAATGGCACAGCTTGGATAGCTCTGTAACACAAAATAACCTAGACAATCCCACTTAAATAATGTATTTTCTTTCTCATGAAAGAAAAGAAAAAAATCTATTTCTCACAATCTTCTTGGAATTTAGAAAGAGATCCTGTTTGTTTTTATGCTTATTGGAACAATGCCTTTACTAAAGAAGAATGTTTAAAAATTATTAACATTGCTCACAACAAAGGATTAGTAAAAGGGATTACCTATGGTAAGTCTAATGCTAGAAAAAGTCAGGTATCATGGCTATATCCTATAGATGATATGGCTTGGGCTTTTCAAAGAGTTACAGATATTGTCACTGAACTTAACAGAGACTACTTTAAATTTGATATATTTGGATTAAACGAAGGCTTTCAATTTACTAATTATAAAGCTCCCTCAGATAAATATAAACAGCATGTTGATAGAGCTCACAATACACCTGTAAGAAAGCTATCTCTATCAATTCAATTAACTGATCCAAAAGAATATAAGGGTGGTGAATTAGTACTCTATGATGGTGATGTAGGAACTTCTATGAGCAGAGAACAAGGTAATTTAATTATGTTCCCATCGTGGACAATGCATGAAGTTAAAGCAGTGACTAAAGGCGAAAGAAATTCTTTAGTTTGTTGGGTGACTGGAAAGCCATTTGTATGATCGATCCTCACTTTTATTACTTACCAAATTTAGGTGTTTTGAAAACACAACTCCCTAATAAATTAAAAAATAAACTTTTAAAAGAATGTAAAAAAGCAGAGTTAAATAATGAGATACTTAAAACAGGTATAACAGCAACCGGTGTTCCAATTCAATTTTTATTAAAAGATACAAAAAAAGAATTACAAGAATTTATTATTCCTTTAGTAAATCTTTACTTTGAACAACACCCTGATTATTTAAAAAGTGTAAATATTTTAAATAAAAAAACTGATTTATTTATAGATAAGCCTTGGATGAACCTGCAAAGAAAATATGAATATATTCCAAATCATATTCATGATGGTATTTTAAGCTATAACATTTTTCTTAAAATTCCTTATGCAGAGAAAAAATTAAAACGTAATAAAAAAGAAATACCATTTATAGGTTCAAAATTTAACTCTTTTGAGTTTTCTTTTACAAACGTATGTGGACAACCTCAACATCATTCAATGAATATAACTAAAAAAGATGAAGGAGTTGTTTTTCTTTTTCCTTCACAATTAACTCATTGTGTCTATCCTTTTTACGACACTAATAAATTAAGAATATCAATATCTGGAAACGTTAAATTTTATACAAAATGAAAATTATAGATAACTTTTTACCTGAAGAAGAATTTAAAATAATTCAAAATCATATGTTAAGTAATGATTTTCCATAT